GTGCCAAGGCGCATCGGTTCAAGGAGTGGTGGTTCAACTCTCAGGAACAGATAGGGTTCCGTCCCCGCGAAGCGGCCATTGGTGCCGTCTTTGAAGAGATCTGTTTCCTCGTCACCCTCGTCTTTGCCTGCACATACATTGAATACGAACCCCGGCACATCTATTTTGGCTTGCGCTTACTGTTTCTCATTGCCGAAGCTGGTCTCCGTACGACCGATAGATTCGCCGCAGCCCCGTTTTGGCTCGTGTCTTCAATTATGTACAAGCACTGGTATCTAGCGAGTGTCATGCATGTCATCTACGCTGCGCTCGCTGCGGTTTGGGAACCTGCGATACCAACGATGTCATTCTTCCGTTGGCTTGCTGCTATCTTCACGCGCCTCTTCGACCCTAGGACGTATGATGGTGTCTACCGCATAGGCCAGAGCATCCCTCGCTCCGCCGTGCGGCCCCGCATTGAACAGTCGTGTGTGCTCGAACACCCCAGTGTCTCGGGTTACGTTAATTCAGCGAAGGCTGGTGAACTCCCCTTAATCTCGGCTAAAGAGATCCTGAAGGAGTGTCACCACCACCGGATCAAACCCGGTGCCCGTTGTGAAGGCTTACGCTTGATGTACGTCACCCCATTGATGTGGGGCAGTTGCGCATGCAACCTGCTCAGTGCATTGCTCAAACGCGTCTACCCAACTCATTCTTCACCTGAGGAAAACCCCGGCCTCAAGGATGATGCTTGGTTGTGGACGCGTTGCCGTGAAACCTTCTGCACCGTTGTTAAACAGCACCTCCCCGCTTTCATGAATACCGTATCTTACCAAGCCTGGTTGCGTGACTATAAAGGTCACCCCACGCTCAAGAAGAAATTCCTTTCTGAGATCGATTTCGTAGGCGGGCCTGCTAGCACACCGTACATTGAAGCGCACGTCAAAAAGCAAATCGAGACGCCTCATTGTGCCTTCCTTCGTGACGAAGACAAAGACGTTGATAAGTTCCCCCGAGCCATCCTCGGTGAATCCTCGAACTTGTTGATGAACCTGTCCGTTTACACAAACCCTCTGTCCAAGTTCCTCAAGAGTGTCTTCAATTTTGAATCATGGCATGAAATGACGCATGGTCGCTTTTCCTTCACGTACGCTATGGGTTTTTCCCAGGCGGACCTGTCGCGATGGGCCACCCGAGTTGCGTCAACTCTCCCGGTCACCTGGGAGCAAGCTCTTTTCATCAACTATGAC